CATTTCGTGACCTTCATCTTGACCTTCAGCCAACAGAAACTTAGCTTTAGGTGCTAATGCAACAGATTCAGTTAATGCAGTTGACCAAAAGTTATACATTCTTTGTGGGTCTTTTGCCATTCTTGTAAGACCAAATTTCTTCTTCTTACTATCCACAATCAGTTGTTGACCATAGCAAGGAACAACAGGAATATACTTACCTGCCCAATCTGAGCTTTCCAAGACTTGCATACCTGTTAGTTTTACCCATTTAATCTTCTTTTTAACAGTTTCACGCTTGCTGACGACATAAATGCCAGCGTCTTGCATATCGGTTTCTTTTGGCTTTTCATCTTCATAGATTGTTGTGCCATCAGATAAAAGAAGTAATTTAGTACGGATTCTCTCTGTATAAAAGTATTCAGCAATTCTTATATCTTCTCGTGTAATCCATTCAGATTGTGAATCGCCTGTGCCTCTCGGATTAAACCCAGCTCCATCGTCAGCATCAGGATACATCTTTCTAAATGATTCTTTACTTATCACTTCAGTAATTAAGCACTTTTCAGCGTCTGAGCCATCAGGTTCAGTAGAATTAGGGTCAAAATAGACCATAAATGGGTTTTCTATACGCTTAATATAGAGTTCTTGATAAAAACTGTCAGGTCTTGGGTAATCATGCGTTACTCTCCAATATCCCCAACCCATACGAACAGCAAAGTCAAAAGCATTGTCATAAGCAGCGTCAGCATCCGATTGGTTCTCAATGTGCCTAAGAATACCTGTAATGATTTCAGCAACCTTAGCGTCAGCTTCATTATTCATGCCATGAGCTTTCATTCTTGGTCGCTGTTGTCGTTGCTGATTGGTAATCTGTCTTACATACGCATCAATTTTATTAATTGTGAGATAAGGTCTTGATTCTAATAACCTTGAGTTTTGAATCTCAACAGGCCATTGGTCACCACCTGCAAATTTAAGGTCATCAAGAGCTTCAACTCGATTATTAGAGTCGTTATCGCTACAAAATCTTAGAAACTGTTTTGCTTCTTCAATAATGCCTGATTCGCCATCATCCTCTGTTGAGTATATTCCACCGTTGCTTTGTACGTTAGTAACCATAGATTTTCCTTATTGCATCCAACTAACCACATCATAGTTCATCGGTTTGCGTTTGACTACTTTTTTCTCATGTACCATCAATGCAATATATCTAAAAGCATCAGCACCATGACTGTATTGGTCGTGAACAGGCTTTTGACTAAATGCTTTAGTATCAGGGTCAACGTCATACCTATAATGCCTTAAACATTGTAATCCTACGTCTGTATTGGTCTTATCAAAGTAGCAAGTAGGAAATATTGTTCTAGCAGCATTAATTGAATCTGATATAGGCACTCTTTCTATAATCCTAACATTATATCCACTAGAACGCACGATTTCTTCGATGCTCCTACCATTAGCAGCCAATGTTTTATTCTGAGCATCATGGGGTAAATATAGCGTTTCATAGACATAACCAAAGGTTTGCATCTTAGCTAATATCTCGGAAATTGTAGTTTGAGTTGTCTCAAAATAACGTATTAAACGAGTTTCCATGCCGATAAATTGCCCAATCCAACAAGCAGTGGCATCTGCCCAACCAATATCAAATACAGCAAAAACTGGTTTAATAGGGTCATAAGGAACATTACAGATTCTTCCATCTTGCTCGGTTCGGTTCATTTCTTTAGCGAATACTGCACCATCAATAGTAGACCGAGTAAAGCCTTCCCAAACGTTTTGATATGCATCAAAGTCTCGGTTTTTAAGAGATTGACGTTCTAAATCCAATACTTCAGGAAACCAAGTATTATCTGACCAATTAACTTTCTGAACAATAGCGTCTAATGGTGGACTAATAACAAATCGCTTATATGTAGCATCAGTAGGCAATTCAGGATTAAATGTAATCCATATTTCGCTGTTTTCTTTACGGATAGTCGGAATTAATATATCCCAACTGGTATCTGTTACGTTATTAGCCTCTTCTACCCAGCAATAGTCTATGCCTTCAATCGACTTTAAATTGTTAATATTGTTTTTGATGCCTGCAAAAATAAACTCTGAGCCATTAGTTCCACGAATAGTTGATTGTGTTACTTCATAATGGGCTTCTAAGCCTAAGTTATAGATTTGGTCTACCAAGAGCTTATGAACGGAATCCCTAATAGAAGTCTGAAATTCCCTTGCACATAGTATTCTTAATGTCCTTTGTGCTCCCATGCAAAGTAAAGCCCTGGCAACTGAATGAGACTTTCCAGCACCACGACCACCATAAAGCACACGATAACGAGAGTTTTTTGGCTCAAATAAGCACTTTAGCTTAGCAGGGAATGATGGCCATATAATGCCTTTGTCATCAATCTTGTTTGACATTTGGCTCTACAAAAGTAATGTTAATGCCTTTAACTTCTGTTCCTTCACCACCTGAAAACTCGGTTACATTGGTTTCTTTCCAACCAGCTCTAGTCTTTAACCAAAAGATAGCAGCAGTCATATTGCCCTGTTTTGCTTTCTGAAATAGCGTTCCTGCTACTTGACTATTAGCATCTATTCTTCCATCTTCTAATTCTTGACGATAATGCTTTCTAAGTGTGTCATCAGTAATCCCTAGTTTATGAGCTATATCGACATAACGAGTTCCTACAGCTGCTAATGTTTTCACTAGCAATCTTGTGTTGTCATCAGGAATATGCTCTATACCTTGTGTCATACCTTTTCTAACTCCGAAAGTATTGCCTTTTTACCTGTAAAATCTTCCCAACGCTTTACTATTACATCGCAGTATTTAGGGTCAAGTTCCATACTTCTATTTTTTCTACCAGTTTTTTCACAAGCAATTAACGTGCTTCCACTTCCACCAAATGGTTCAAAAACGATAACTCCTTGATTTGATGAGTTTAAAACAGCTCTTTCTATTAATTCAACAGGTTTAGTAGTGGGATGTAAATCTGAACGTTTTGGTCTGTCACATTGCCATAAATCTGATTGTTTTCTATCTTGAACAGTCCATATTCTTGCTGCATCCGATTTCCAACCATACCATATTGGTTCGTATTGCGTATGATAATCTTTTCTAGATAAAACAAGAGTATCTTTAGCCCAAATAATTGTTGATGACCAATGAAAACCAGCAGTTCTTAATGCTTTATCAACTGCAGGCCATTCTGATGCACCCATAACACAATAAATAGGGCAACCAGGCAATGTTACTAAATTTATACAAGTAAACGTTCCTGTTAAAAAATCTTCCCATTCTTTATCAGTTGCAAAATTATCATTCATAATTTCACGTGCTTTATAACCTTGTGCATTATTTGCAAGATTTGTACCATACGCAACATTCCAAGGTGGGTCGGTTACAACTAAAGAAGCTTTTTCCCCATCCATCAACTTTTCAACAGCATCAATGCTTGTACTATCACCGCACATAAGTCTATGATTTCCAAGAATATATATATCGCCTAGTTTCGTTTTTGGCTCGTCTGGAACGTCAGGCACAGCATCTTCATCTGTTAGCCCTGTAGTGCCTGTAATAGGGTTTAATAGGGCATTTAACTCGGTTTCATCAAATCCTAGCAAATCTAAATTAAAGTCAGATTCTTCTAATGCTTGGAGTTCTAAAGTCAGTAATCCGTTATCCCAATCAGCATTTAAAGCTAATTTATTGTCAGCAATAATTAATGCTTTCTTTTGCGTTTCGCTTAAATGAGCTAATTCAATAACAGGTACAGTATCCATACCGAGCTTTCGAGCAGCAAGCATACGACCATGCCCAGCAATAATCCCGTTATCACCATCAACCAAAATTGGATTAGTCCACCCAAATTCTTTAATTGAAGCAGCAATTTGTGCCACTTGCTCATCAGAATGTTTCCTTGAATTGTTTATATAAGGAATAAGTTTGTCAATATTCCTATATTCAATTTTAGGCTTGTTCATTCGGTGCTTCAGGTGTGTTTTGTGCAATATGCTCTTGAACTTTTGCGTTAGCGTCTTTAATCATTCTGTCGTGAAGTTCTTGTACGACTTCCATAGGTAGTTTACGCAATCCAGCGATAATAATTTCTACTTCGCCTGTTGTATGTTCAAATGCTATTTTTAAGTCTTTTAAGTTCATTTTTTACCCTTTTTTTCAGATTTTTTTGCTGCTCTTGCTTCACTATACGCTATGGCAACGGCCTGTTTAACAGGTTTACCTGCTTTTATTTCAGTTTTAATGTTTTCTTTAAATGCTTTAGGACTTGCTGATTTCTTTAACATAATCTCTCCTTAACAGTTCCAGTTTTTCAAAGATGCTTTTGCTCTTGGTGCATCACCTTTTGCGTGTTTTACTACCCCTTCCATCCTGGCACAGAATGATGCTTTTCTACCTTTATCTTTTTCAGTCTTAGGATTAGGTGCTGGTGCTTTTAAATTACTGCCGTTCTTTGCATTGTATTCAGCACGACCTTTGGCTGTCATTCCTGCACCTTTTTCTGTAGGATTATAGGTTTTACCCTTGCCTGTGGTTTTATGGGGAATTGGTTTATCGTGTTTTTTCATTATTTCCTCGCAGTCTTAGCAGATTGTTTAAATGCTTCAGCAGTAGGAGCACCTTTTGAGCCTACTTTCCTCATCTTCTCTACGGGTTTACCCTCTACTTTTTCTCGTTCTATCCGAGCTTGTTTTTTATGAATATTTGCATATAAGCCAGGTTTTGTTGCCATTATGCTTTCTCCTCTATAAAACATACATCTTGCCACGACATCAGCAAATAACGTTCATTATTGTAAAAATATTCTGTGTATTTTAGGTATTCGTCATTACCCATGTGTCCAAAACGTATAAATGCACCGACTTCAATCGGCATTTGTTCA